TGTCTGTTTCTCCCCAAGATCGGCCGAAGCGTGCCAAGAGCTCGCCGCCTGCGCCTGTATTGCACCCAGATGGTTTCGTGTTGCCCCGGTTGGAGTCGCCGCGGTTGGGGTCCGAGCGGGGGACTGCGGGAATCGAGGCCCGCGCCTGGTTGGAGTCGGCCTACGGCATGAAGCTACGGGCCTGGCAGGCCTATGCGCTTGATCGCGCCCTTGAGGTCGACGAGGACGGCCGCCTCGTGTGGTCCACCGTCGTGGTCACGGTCGCGCGCCAGTCCGGGAAGTCCTGGCTTAGTCGCGCTATGTGCATGTGGCGGCTCCATCACGCCGACAGGTTCGGTGAAGAACAGACCGTGCTGCACGTCGCTAACCGCAGGTCGACGGCTATGGAGGTGATGCGGCCGGCCGCGGTGTGGGCCGTGGAGAAGTACGGGAAAAAGGCGGTGCGCTGGGGCAATGAACAGACCGGGATTCACCTGCCGAGCGGTGACCGGTGGCTGATTCACGCCGCGAACGAATCCGCCGGCGTTGGGTATTCGTGCTCGCTGACATTCGTCGATGAGGCCTGGAAAATTCCGCGCACCGTCGTGGAGGACGCGCTAGCGCCAACGATGGCGGAACGCGAACAGCCACAGCTGTGGCTCGTGTCCACGGCCGGCGACTCCACGAGCGACCTGATGCACGCGTATCGGCAGGCCGCCCTTGACCAGGCGCCCGGCGTGCTGCTGCTCGAGTGGTCGGCCCCACCGGAGGCGAACCCCGACGACCAAGCCACCTGGCGGTGGGCCTCCCCAGAATGGTCACCGAAACGGCAGGAATTCCTGACCCGGCAGCACGCCAACATCGACCCACAAGCCTGGCGCAAGGAATACCTCAACCAGTGGGTAACCAGGTCCGGGCACTGGCTCAAGGAAGCCTGGTGGACTGACTCACTCGACGCGGCCGTGCAGCTGCCAACCTCGAGCACCTGGGCCGTAGCCATCGAGTCCGAATTCGACGGAATGGGGCACGCCGTCGCGATCGCCGCCGCCGACGACGACGGCACCATCGTCACCCGAGTCACCACACATCGAACCCTCGCCGACGTCGACACGCGCATTAGGGAAATTCGCGCCCAACACCACGCCGTACACATCGCCGCGACGCCCGGCTACGTCGATCGACTCCGGGAACCATTCGACGCGCTTGTCGGGAACCGGGAGGCCGCCGCCGCTACCCAAACCCTGCTCGACCTGTTCGACCGTCGCCAGATCCGCCACGACGGCTCCACCGTCCTCGCCGAGCACCTGGCCGCCTCCACGATCAGCAAACGGCAAGGCGGCTGGACGATCAGCGCACCACAAGGCCGCGGCGGTGTGTACGCCGCCCGAGCCGTGATGTTCGCCGTCGCCCAGGCCAGCAAAACCCCCAAACCGCGGCCCGTCATCGTCTCCAGGACACGGCGCACCGCATAGCCGTACCCTGATCCCCACACCACTGGGGAGGGGTGCCCATGCGTACCGTCATCGTCGCCGTCATAGCCGCCACCACCGTCCTGGCGCCACCAGCCACGGCCGCCGCCAAGAAATACAGCAGCTGCGACAAGCTGCTAGCCGTATACCCGGCCGGAGTAGCCCGCGATCCTGCCGCGGCTGATGCCGCCCAGGCCGCCGGCATGAACCGGCCCACCGTCAACCGGGCGATCTACAAAACCAACGCCGGCCGCCTCGACCGTGACCGCGACGGCGTCGCCTGTGAGCAACCCATGTAAGTAGTTTGACTTTCCTGTAAACGCTTACATGATGGTGGTGTGGCGTGGCCTAAGCCGCTAGCCCTGGTGCGCGACCAGGAAGAAATCAGCGCGTCCATGCAACTAGAGCTACCCATACATGCCCGCTCGATCAGCGCCACCAGCCTCCTCGAGGCAATCCAGGCCGCCGCCGGCTACACCGTCACCCGTAAAACCGCCGTGCAGGTCCCCGCCTATGTGCGCGCCGAGAAGATCTACACCCACACCATCAGCGCGTTCCCGTTGCGGGAATTCGTTGGCCCCACCGAGATAGTGGCGCGCCCGTTCCTGCAACAGCCCAGCCGCAACACCACCTACGCCGCCGAAGTGATGCGCCTGGTGTCCGACCTGCTGAATTACGACAAGGCCTGGTGGCGCGTCGTCGAACGCACCTGGGACGGCTTCCCCGCCGGCATCGTCAGGATGCCCGCGAACGAAATCACCGAAACGGACGAGGCCGTCTACTGGAATGGCACCATCGTGCCGATCCGCGACGTGATCCGGTTCGACGGTGACGGTACCGGCGGCTGGCTGACCGTCGGCGCGGCCGCGATCAACACCGCCGCCGCCCTCGAGGCCGCCGTCATGCGATACGCCGAATACCCGCTACCCACCGTGGTGCTGAAAAACACCGGCGCCGACCTGCCCGCCACCGCGGTAGACCACCTTCTCGAGGCGTGGGAGGAAGCCCGCACCACCAGGTCAACGGCCTACCTCAACAGCACCCTCAACACCGAAACCATCGGGTGGAACGCCTCCGACCTGCAACTAGTGGAGGCCCGGAACGCCGCCGCGGTCCAAATCGCGCGCCTAGCCAACCTCGACCCGATCTGGACCGGCTCCGGTGTGCCCGGCGCATCGCTCACCTACCAAAACCGCGTGGACCTGTACCGGCAGCTGCTCGACACGGCACTAACACCCGTGATGAACCTGATCCAACAGCGCCTGTCAATGAACGACGTGACGCCGCGCGGCCACACCGTCAGATTCGACACCACCACATTCCTGCGCCAAAACCCGTCCGATATCGCCCAGCTCATCGCGACACTGCGGCCCCTGGACGTCATCACCGTGGACGAGGCCCGCGCCCTGCTCGACCTGCCCGCCCTCGGCGTCATTGACCCGCCCTCAACCCCCGCAGTGAGGTCACTATGAACAGCACACGCCTGAAAACCCCATTCACCACCGAATTGGTCGCCGAATTCGTCGTCGACCTGCGCGAGGACGACACCGACGGCGACACCGTCGCCCGGTTCCACGGCCGCGCCGTCCCCTACGACACCCCCACCACCATCGGCGGCCTACGCGAATCCTTCGCGCCCGGCGCGTTCGACCCGGCCGACGTCATCGGTAAACCCATCGCCTACCGGCATGGTGAGCCAATCGGCGTGATTACCGGCGCCGAAAACCAGGCCGACGGCCTCTACGTCGATGGGTGCATCGTCAACACCACGCTAGGACGCGACGCCGCCACATTGATGCGCTCCAAAGCATCGCGCGGCCTGTCCGTCGGTTTCTCCCCCGTCGCCTCGACCTGGTCCAAAGCCAAGGACGCCGTGCGGCACACGAAGGCGCAGCTGCTTGAGCTGAGCCTGACTCACATGCCCGCCTACCCGACCGCCGGGGTGGCGACCGTAAGAGAGGACAACACAGTGTCAGAAACCACCATCGAGGAAACCACCGCGGCGGTGGTGTCCACTGAGGATGTGCAGGCCCGTGAGGCTATCGCACAGGTGCGCGAGCAGCTCGCACAGATCGAAGCCCGCGCACAAGTCACAGAATCACTGCACCCGCTGGCCGACTACCGCTCATTCGGCGACTACGTAAAGGCCGTATTCACCGGCGCTGAGGAGCGCGCCCTCGAGGTGTCGAACCTCGCCGACGCCCCGGGCCTCGTGCCACCCGTGTGGTTGCGTGACATCAAGGGCGTCCTCGATCGCGGCCGCCCCTGCATTAACGCCATCGGTGGGCCACTCAGCGCGGCCGGCGCAGGCATGACCGTCAATTGGCCGTACTTTGACGGCAACCTGGCCAGCATCGTGGCAGTCCAGGCCGCCGAGAACGACGAAGTTAACTCCGTCGATATCGACATCAAGAAGGGCACCGCAACGCTGGCCACCTATGCGGCGGGTAACCGTATGACCATTCAGGTCATCGAGCGCACCGACCCGTCCTACGTCGATGCACACTTCCGCATCATGGTGGGCGCCTACGGCACCGAGACGGACTACGCCTTTCAAGCCGGCTTGTGGGCCAACGACACCGCCGGCCTCGACTACGACTTTTCGGCCGACAGCACCGGC